TACGAGAGTGTTTCCAGCGCAGTCAACCCGTCATCGTTCCTATTCTGCGAATCGTGGTTTCCTCTGAGCACATACATTAGTTCCAGACCTGGACTTAACGCCAGCTTTTGAAACATCTTATGAACAGCAACTACAACCTCAGGTGATGGCTTTCTATGGTGATAGATATCACCTAAAAAGACAATATGTGTGGGGTTATGCTGCTCAACAATCTTAATCGTTGATTCAATCTGATTTTCTAGGTAACCCTCGCACTTTGTGTCGTAGTGCGTGTCACCGATAACTAGGCACTTGTTCACAGGCTCTCCTTAGTAATGCCTAGCTCGCAAAGATCGTCTCGCATCAACTCATAAATAGCCTCTGCCAGCATTCGGATCTCGTATTGAGCATCAGGCTTAAGGCGCTGATGGAGAAACCAGATGACGCTCTGAAGGCTGAGAGTCCAGTATGCCTTAGTATACATAGCCTGGGGCAGGATCCCGCGAGCCTGCTCCTTTGCGACTCCGTTCTTCACCATACGCCTATATACGTATAGAGCCTTGTTGCAAAGGTCCTCCATGTATTCAAACACTTCGCCAGGATACAAGTGGCCCATGACGTTCTCACTCATGGGATTATAATACTTACCTGACGACTGCTTGTTACCGTGTGGAGGATTGGATCTAAGCTCTTTCGGAATATAGTAATCCTCCGAGGTCTGAGTGTATCGACCGCTCACCTCATTCCAGGAGCAACCCTTGTCGATGTCGTACAAGTGGTCGAACTCCTCAATAAAAACCTCCCTTCCGTCAGCTTCTACTGACCTAAACCCAGAACCAACTTGATATTTCATCAACTGCCTTGCCACAAAAATAGGCAGCTTCACTTGAAATGTATAGTAGGAGTGACGGAAGGGAGAAGTGTGCTCGTGTGTCCAAAGAAACTTAGTCAGCTTCTTATCTTTTTCATCAAACTCGCTCTTCTCGTTATCGTAAGAGCATCGTGCGGCATTGACGGTCTTCAAGGATGAGTTAGCAACCATGCGATCCACAAGGGCTACACTGCTTTTTTCATCTTGAAGGAAGTCTATAGTTTTATCGTTCATATATTGTGGTTCGGAGATAAATAGGATAGGAGTATTATAGCCGATGAGTGAGCAATCGTTGAATGAAAAGGGTAAAATGCCGAAGAAGTTCTCCGTCAAAAGCGGTGATAAATCTAAGGCGGGTGGCCTCACAGCCAAGGGTGTGAAACGATACAGAGCCGCTAATCCAGGATCCAAGCTGAAGACTGCTGTTACAACAAAGCCCTCAAAGCTTAAAAAAGGTAGCAAAGCTGCTAACCGTCGCAAGTCCTTCTGTGCTAGAATGGGTGGCATGAAGAAGCGTTTAACATCGGCAAAGACTCGTAGAGATCCTGACAGCCGTATCAACAAGGCTCTCCGTAAGTGGAACTGCTCTACAGATGTTAATCCCGGCATGAAGGCTTCAATCGCTGAAAGATGCTGGACTGGATTTAAACAAAAAGGAATGAAGAAGAAAGGCAATCGAATGGTTCCTAATTGTGTTCAAGAAATGAGCATGGAAGACTGTATTCTTGAAGCCTACAAAAAAGCGCCCGTCACATTTAGAGACAAAGTGAGAAAGAGAATGGCAAAAGGTGATAGTCGTGTTGCGGCTATCTCCAAGGAAAAGGTTGCTCAAGATGACGCCAAGACTAAAGCTGCTCAAGGCAAGAATACTCCTGCTAAAACTTTTGGATATGGAGCAAATCAAAGTGCCGAAACTGCTTACGGTGGCACCGCTAGCGATCGTGAAAAAGTCTCTAAACCTATGACAAAACAACAGATTGATAGGGCAGGAACAGCCTCAACTAAAAAGGCAACCCCGCAGCAAAAGAGAGCAGCCAATATACAGCTTATGAAAGACGCTGGTCTTCTTAAGTTCGACAGACAGGGTAAGAGAGTTAGAAGATAGAGATATCTATATAAGAGTATGTTACTTGCAACATTACTCGCTCTTGCCCCTCAAGGACCTGTTGGTGTTAACTTAGAAACAGTTACAGACTGGCACCAACAAACCCCCTTTGTAGACGCTTTTAAAAGTTCCCGTGAATGGGTTAGCCACCAAGCCAGCCCTTTCTCATGGGGTACAGGTCCAGCAGTCAATACAGACGAATATGGATGGCCTCAAAGTCTTGAGCCTAATCAATGGATCGAATCTATTATATTCTCCAATGGCTCCCCCAACTATCCTGACGGTATCTACAATATTCGTTACGATGGTGTCGGAACTATTCAACCCATAGCCGGAGGTAATGGTTCTGTTACGATAGTTCAGCAGACTCAGGGCCACATTAAAATTAATCTACAGGTGCCGAGCGATGGGTATTTCACACTTAGAATTACTGACATCGTACAGCCGATTGAAAACATCAGAGTGTATCTCCCCAGGTATGACAACTCACCTAGAGTCTTTCACCCTGATTTTATAAACGATTTGTATGTTCAATATCTTGCACTCCTGTGTCGTATTGCTTTAGACCCATCACTTACAATTTATTTGGAATACAGCAATGAAGTTTGGAATGGGATCTTCGACCAGAACTCTTACGCTCAAAGCCAAGGAATGGCATTAGGTCTTCACCCTCAACCCTGGCACGCGGGCTGGCTATTCTATTCTCAAAGATCGGTAGAAGTCTTCAATCTATTCTCTAACATATACAATCAGTTAGAAAGTAGAAGACTTGTGCGAGTGCTTGCGGGTCAAAGTGTTAACCCCTGGATTAACAGACAGATCATGGATTGGCAGAACGCATACGAGAGTGCTGATGCTTTTGCAGTGGCACCTTACTTTGGCGGATACATTGGAAACCTAAACAATGTTCCGACTGCTCCCACGTTCACTGTGCCCTATCTCTTATCTCTCTGTCAAATAGACTTGGTAAACAATCATCAGGTGTTTACTAGGCAAAATAAAACTGACGCAGATCAAAGAGGTTTGAAGTTACTTGCTTATGAAGGAGGTCAACACCTTGTTGGTGTCGGTGCAGCGCAGAATAATCAGACTCTAACCAACTTGTTTGTAACAGCGAACAGGGATCCTGGTATGCGTCAACTTTACTACAACGACTTAAATGGGTGGTTCACCGAAGGTGCTGATCTGTTTATGCTCTACAGACTCACAGGAGACTACGGACAGTATGGTTCTTTTGGTTTAGTTGAGTGGCAATCTCAACCCAGAGGCACCTCACCTAAATGGTTAGGGGTAATGGATTACCTAGGATATTAGAGTTCGTACTCCACGCCATTGCCAAAGCTTGAACCTACTTCAATATCTACACCGAGAGGGACTTGCAGGTTGATGCCGAAGTTTTCTCTCAGGTAGTAGTAGTTCTCAAGCTCATCTTTTACGATCTCGACTACGCGCCTCGTCTCATTCTTAGGCGAGATCAGTTCGATTGAGTCGTGAACCGTAGCTACAACCTTAGCATCGTAGTTCTTGAGCTTCTCAATTACACCTAACATGCCACACAGGAGAATATCACTAGCGGCAGACTGAATGGTAAAGTTCAGTCCCTGTCGGAATGCCTCTCGGCGAACACCTTTGAACGGCGATCTAATGTTAGGTAAGTGACGATAACGTCCAAAGATAGTCTTCGCGTATCCAAACTGCTTAATGTAATCATCAATAGTTTGCATGTACTTACCCACACCAGGGAATGCGCGCATCCAACTATTGATGATTTCCTCTGCTCGCTCCTCAGGAATATTACGCTTTGATGCGAGAGTGTACGCGGTACCCCCATAAACAGTTAAGAAGCTAACTTCCTTTGCGATCTGTCGCTCAAGCTTACTCACATCCTTAGGATCCTTATTGAAGGTCAGACCCGCAGAGTAACTGTGAAGGTCCACACCAGACTTAAAGGCGTGGATCATGTTCTCCTCATTGGCCACATGAGCGAGGACTCGTAGCTCCATCGCTTTCATGTCGATAGTAATGAAGTCGTGACCCTTAGGTGCTACCACGTAGTCGCGAATGTTTACATCGAGAGACTCACGAGGCAGAGTGTGGAATGACACACCAATCTTATCATCCTTCTTTCTACCGACGTTCGCACCAGAGTTAGAGATACGACCAGTGACAGTGCCGTCGATGTTATACTTAACATACATCCGACTGTTACCAGTGTTCTTGAGTGCAGTACGAGCCCCTTCGATGTATACGGAGTGCAGCTTAGTCAGCTTCTTGTACTCAGAGAAACGATCGAAGAATCTTTTAGCAGCCTTCAACTGATCGTTCGTCATGTTGTTTAAGACTGCTTTAGCGATGTTTACTTCTTCGTTATTCACTCTTCAAACCTCTTGCTGCAAACTCTTCCTCGACCATGGACTTTACCTTTGACAGAGTCTCCTCGTTCGTAGACGGAGCACCCTTCTTAGTAAACTCAAAAGGATACAGCCCAAGACCAAAGTCTTCAACCTGAACCCATTCACCTTTCTCATCTTTCACGAAAGAATAGATGACCTTCACAAGCTGACTAGTTGAGTTAAGGTTTGTTCCTTCTTCCAAACCAGCGGCCTCACGAAGAGCGGTATCGGCAAGCTTAATCTTCTCTTGTAACTGAACGTCCAACTCGTTCATCTTGTCCTCATCGATCAGCAGACCTTCATACTCCATGTTAAGGAATGCAACAGTGAGAGGTGCGATTAGCTTCTCGTATAGCTTTTCCAACTTCTTCTGTCGGACCTCTTCAAGAAGCTTTGCGTAAACCTTTGCAGTAGCATAGGTGTCCTTGGCGTTACCATCAGCACACTGAATGAGTGGGATGTTCTTCCAATCAAAATTCTTACCTTCAACTGTAAGCATTAGAACTTCTCGTCAGGGAAGTAGTAGTAAACAAGATCAGCGAGTGACTTCGGGACATCCTCTTTGTAGAGGTGCTGTAGAAGCTTGGTGTCAAAGATATTATACACTTGCTCAACACCATACCGCTTCAGGAACTTGAGGTCAAACCCTGCGTTTTGCAATACCTTACGATTCTTGCGGTTACGCATCACATCGCATACGAACTTCATGAACTGACCCTTGATCCTGTAACTCAGCTTTGCATCCTTATGATCAATCGGAAGCACTAGCGTCTTGCCAAGCTCACCTGTATCCCGGTTGACCAGGGTCATCGATACCGTGTGGATGGTATCCTGCAAGAAGTTCAGACCCGTTGTCTCAATATCGACCGCGACATCCAACTCGGTGTTGATGAAATCCTGATCAAGATCTTCAGAGGTAGTCGCCAAAGTGTATGGAACACGAGCCTCTGTAGCCTTCCCTAAAAGCTCATTATTTACAGCGTTCTCCAGGTCGGTTCGGAAAAGATAAGCGTTCTTAGGCTCTGCCAGGACCTGGAATGGGTGCATAATCGGCACCACCTTGAACTCCGTGCCTCCCTCCGTAACCATCGTATCACATTTACCTCGAACCTTGCTGTCATCCTTAGCCTTGCCGTATAGAACAGTGGTCGCAACCTTGCCACAAGCAAACACCATTTTAGGTTTGAAGTGGTCAATCGTGTCGTGCAAGTGAACCTTACAGGTCTTCTTGATGCCAGTAGACAGATTGTCTGAGGTGATTGTGGGGCACTTCACAGCAGTGGTGAATGCAAAAGAAAACTCATGCTCAAGTCTTAAAAGCTCTCGCGTAATGATATCTTCTTCCTGAGGACGGAATGCCTCATACTGACCTTCAAACATCTTGGCTGAGTCAGAGATAAATAAGATATCTACAGGGGCATCTGCGTATTCGTAGTCTAGGATTGTGTGTCTAGGGATTTGCATGGTTAATGCAGGGCACCCCTCACACTTGGGATTGTCAGCTTGGAAACTTAGTTGTGGCATAGGACTATCATAGTAAATGGCGAACTACATTGACAACAAGAAATTTGAGGAGTTGATTCAACTCTTCAAGGCTGGGGATAAGGCCCAGGAGGAAGAACTTTTCGCCATGTTCGACCTGTTGATAGACAGGTTAATACTTTCTTTCAAGTTTAAAGTTGATCATGAAGAAGCTAAACAGGAATGCTTTCTACTTATACTCAAAGTTCTGAAGAACTTCAATAGAGATTCTGGCCAAGCTTTCAACTACTTTACAACTGTCATCTTGAATAATCTTCGACTTCTTTATTCCAAGAACAAAAGATATTCAGAGAAGTTGGAGGCTTACAGATGCCTCAAAGGCGGGAACTATATTCCAAGTTCCGCGCCTACCGACCCGTTGTAGGTTACAACGCGAGGGAATGACTTGTGAATTACCACAAGCATAGGAAGCTGATCATACCTTGAGAGGCATGATGTTGAGATTGTTTCTTTGTGCTGCTTGATACAAGACTTGATTAAGTCCAAACAGTTAGGCACTTTAAATATATCTACCACATTCAAATCTGTTGTACCGTCAACGGGCAACCGATCATTAAAGAAGTTGCACGGCTTATCCCATTGATTAGTAATCAAATAGTACGATGTCTTTTTGGACTCAATACTAGAAGTGACCACAGACTCTAAGTGTCTAGAGTTCTTTATATGAACACTTATAAAGTTATTCTTTTTCTTGCTCATTTTCGCTCGCAACAGTTTCTTCCTGACCTTCTTCTTGCTGCTTCTTGTGCTCTTCAATCATCTGTTGAATTTGCTCCGTCATTGTGTTGCATCCAGCAAAAAAGATCTGCTTGTAGAACTCCTCCTCAGGGAGTTGTTCCGGCTTAATCTTGCAGAAGTTCTTAAACCCCTCTGCTTCTTCTTTTGAAAACTTAATTTGGATCTTCATACGTCCTCTACTTCTTTCGGTTAATTTAAATTTAGCATCGTCCAGTGAAAATGATACTTTATCCATAGGTCTATTATAGTCTAAGGAATCAAATATGAAAGACGATTTTGATGTGTCACCGTTGAAGAAGAAAAAGAAAGTAAACTCTAGAGCTAAGGGCAACAGGTTTGAGAACAAGGTTGCCAAAACTTTGAATGAAAGATTCAATACCAAAGAGTTTTGTAGAACTCCTGGATCAGGTGCATTTGCTACAACTCATACATTACCTGAATACTTAAAAGTATATGGAGATTTAATTACTCCTCAAAAGTTTAAATACATCATTGAATGCAAGAAAGGATATAATGAAGAACAAGTAAGTGATTTATTAAATCCTAAATCAACAATTTCAAAAATGATAGCTCAGGCTCATCGAGATTCTAAAAAATCATCGAGAAAGTTTTTATTGATCATCGGTCAGAATCGAAAGGAACCTGTGGCTATAACCAACGAGTTGAGTCTCCCAGTCAAAGGTCCAAGCTTCGTAGGATCATCTGGGGATGTACAAGTTGCGATGTTCAAGCTTGCAGATCTAATTAATATCGATGACAGCTACTTTTTCTTGGATGATGCCTAAAGCCTCTCTCAGTCCATCCAAAGCTTTAACTATCGTTGAGGAGTTTTCTTTACTCTTTCTCTTGTCGTATCTTTGATTGGTAGCTTTATTTACAGACAATGTTGTTTCATTGTTTACTATTGTTTTCTGACCTTTGGTTCTGCTAGGCTTTGGGTTCGTGTTTAAAGCAACACTAGCGTCACCAGAAGAATAAACTATTAAACCCTTTGAGAAATCAGACTTATCGGGATTGACATCCCAGCCACCTTTACCTCTAACTATATCTCGAAGCACATCATTCCTTGAGAGTACTTGGCTTTCACCTGTACTCCAACTAATTGCAGTCTCGTTAAGTTTAGGATCGTCAGACCCACCAGCGTGATACATTTTTGATGCTAACCATCTCTTCGCTGACTCACTTCTTTCAGGATCACCAGAGTTTAAATCATTCTCAACCTTTTTGTAAGTAAGCATGGTTGATACTTCTTTTTGAAGTCTCTCGTAGAGTGCTCCAGCAGTGTAAGTATCGCCATACTTATCCTTTAAATATTCTAGCTTTCTTTTGATCGTGCTTCTCTCGCCTTTGGTTAGTTGATCATAAGTTGAGTTATCTGTGAGTTGCTTATCCAGCATATCAACAAAGGTTTTACCAGCATCTGCTTTAATCTTTTCTCCACCCCGAGTAGTAACTATCGCCTCATAAGGAACCTTAGATATGTCTCTTGAAATGCTATCTATATCATCGTTGTATTCTTGCATTTCGTTCCAAGCTTCTGACCTATCTCCCTCTGAAACTCCCAGATCATCAAGCATCGTATTTATCAATCCTGCGTGAGGACCACCATCCAAGGGTTCCTGCATCATTTCTTTCTGAGAATTCTCACTGCCCTTACCCCAGGTTACATGCTTCAAAGACTTATATGCTTTCATACTTGTCTTGCATACAAAAATTTGATCATTACCGCTAGAAGCCAATCCAGATTCAATAGCAGCATTCTTTTCTCTCTCAGACATATGCCCCTTCTCAACCATCTCATCCAGAGTAGTTACTTGATAATTATCAGGATTGAGTCCAGACTTCTCCAGAGCTTGTCTAGCTTTTTCTTCTGTTGAGAAATATTCTCTAATATCTTGCCTATTGCCAAATCTTGTCTCCTGCCCTGCTTCAGTAATAAACTCTGGGTTTCGATCCCTAACGATTGCTAGAGATAACTCTAACATCCTCTTGTAAAGAGAACCGTCTTTATCACTTGTAAACAGTTCTTTCAAATTGTTTACAATCTCTGAATCCTCTGGAGATAAGCCAGCAGTTTTCTGAACTAAGAATGCCGTTCTAGCAGCGTCACTTAGCTTCTCCATCTTTTGTCTAAGCTGTCTAGAAGCTAATGCTATCTCTTGTGCCAACCCTTCGGGTATCTCTCCTTCAGATTGTTTTATTTGATTAGCTCTGAGCATCAAGATCGCAACTTTTTGAAATAATTCAAAGCCAGTCCCTAGAGTATTGTTATCAGACCCACCACCTACGTCGTCACTTAATATACTAATTTCAGGAATACCGTCTTCGCCACAAGCTTCAAATGCACTTTCGATCGTGTCCTTCAACAAGCCTTTATCATCGGTAAATACGAGAGCCTCAGACAAATCAGCATCCGCATAAGGAGAGAACACCAGTTCACCCCTACCTGTTTTTCTAATGTTTTTTGTAAAGGCTTGTTGACCTGTCGGGCATTCTCCTGTGGCCAGAGATCTCATCATGTTCTCTAAGGTTTCCGAGATACCAACAATTGAGGAGTCGGGTAATACGCCATCTTCAAATGTAAACCCATCGAACTCTCTATTGTAAACAAGATATTTATTACTTTCAGAGAGTCGTCGCTCAAGTGATTCAATGCGACGCCCAAAGAAAGCTGATTTATACTTAGTGGCACTCTTACCAATGCGGTCAAATGCCTCTTTAATAAAAGCAGACATTCTGAAGAAAGCGTTACTAGCCGCCTGCCTAGCTTCTTCACTATCAAATTGACCCTGACCTATACTTTCTCCTGCTACTGCGCCCTCTCCTGCAATTTCTTTTGCTTTTTCTTCTTCGGTCTTAGGCTTATCACTCGCGCCAGCTAAGAAAGTAAGCATGGCCTTGAACTGTTTATCATTACCAGCAGAGGTTAGTGTGCGGCTCTGAGGATCCCAGATAGCCATGCCGTTACTTGCTAAAAGCTTATTACTGGATGCATACCAACGAGCGGTCTTTCCATTTATATTATTTACGTAACCGCTACCCTGCTGCTGCCAAGTATTGATCGGATACTGATCTAAAACGTCGAGAGCTTTTTGAACCCTAGGGTCATCCTCCTGCTCTAACAGTCGAAGCTTACGACCGTGAACTTTACTAAAACGCTCCAGAAGTTCTGTTACAAAATCCATAACTTATAATAGACAAATAGCCTTCTCTCTTATTTAGAGAGAAGGCTATCTCAACTTGCAATAGAGGGTTTACTAGTCTCCCGTCTTAGTGTAATCAACGAAGTCGTAGCGGAATGTGCATTCGATCGTCGAGAACTCGTTTGTCGAGTAGTTCTTCTCAGAGAATCGGACACCTGTGGGGTAGACTCCGTATACCTCGATTTCAGCGTGAGGCTCCATGGTGTTATCAAGCTCCACAATCGTCATCTTGTTAGCCTTAAAGCCACCCGGTCTAGTGCCACCAGGAGCAGCAAACTGAGTCATATCACCTGTGATTGGGTCATAGATACTCTTGAACCAGTTCCACAGAGCAGGGGACGAGTCTGCGACATACAGGTTGTCGAAAGTAACTGTGATGTTTTCAGGAGTAAACTTACCAGGGTAGTACAGCCTGTCATTCACACGATCAACCACGATGTCTTCAACCGAAACGGCAACAGGAGAAACTTGCTTGGCAGCTAAAGTTAAACTGTCACCAGAGTTTGAGAAGCCTGGAGGAAGTCCTGCAAAGCGAACCTCAAACTGGTATGCTCTTACTGAATCGATGTCTTGAGAGATTCTAGGCAGTGCATTACCTGCATCAAACCCTCTGTTTTCTTTGTAAAAATTTGCCATAATTATTACCCGTTAATGGTTGCCGATTGGCTTGTGAGGTTAACTTCGAAGACAACCGTCTCAGCAACCTTAGTCGGCTTGATGCTTACCGAGCACCAAAGCTCGTTTCTATCAACTCTCAGAGGAGTGTTCGTGGTGGAGTCACACTTGACAGCACCCTCAGTAATGGCTCTTCTACCAATCAGATCGCTGAGGAAAGGACTGATAGCATTCTCAACCAACTCCCAGGTGAACTGATCGTTAGGCTCGAACTGGAAAGGCTTACCGAGCGAAAGCAATGTCTTTCGGACAAAGATCATCAGTCTACGAACGTTAACTCTGTCGAGCGCGGTCGGAGTTCTTTGAGTGGTTTTCTGACCGAAGATCACAATACCACCTGTGGGATCTTTCTTGATCGGGTTAAGAGCGTTAGCATACAGCGTATCTCTATCGCCTTGATTCAGGCTTTGCTCAGTGTCGGTGGGCTTGGTTAAGCGACCTCTATTCAGGCCAGCAGGAGCAAACCAAGGCTCCGAAACGTTGTCAGTAAAGACACATTGACGCGCCGCAAAGATCGCCGGATCATACCATTCTTCAGCACCAGCAAAGGAATTGAAGACTTGAACCCAAGGCCAGTAAGCAGCAGCGTAAGAGGAATTTACAGCCGCAGTTCTGACACCCTTACCATTGAGCCAATCAACAGCGTTTTGAACACTGCCCAGAGCGTACGGAGGAGAGATCAGAGCCAAGAAGTTTTTGGACGACTCAGCAAGCGTGATAAGCGCATTCTGAACATTATCATCTGTAATGCCCGGTACCGCAGCTATCGAGATATTCAGCGAATCATCATCTAAAGCATAGATACCTGTCTTGGCAGTGGCGGTTCCGATGATAGCGGTTTCCGAAGTCGAATCCGGTTGATCGGTTCCTGTAACACCATAGCCACTATCTCCACCACCCAAGTTATAGGTGCCTTCAACCAGCTTAACAAACCTAGGCTTCTTAGAAGGAAGACCCGCACCAGCATTTGAGGCAAGATCAACTGCCGTCTCCAGCTTATCACTGATTACATCTGGGAAACCCGTGTAATCGCTGGCGTCCGATTTCTTGAAAGCATTAACGTAAATGTAGTCCGACTTAGCATTGAGTTCATCATTTTGAAGAACTTCCTCAAAGAAGTCGGCACCCGATGCAACAAGAGATCCAATAAAAGACTCAGCTTGCGAGCCTTCGTTGTTCACGACCAATCTATCTTTAACCGATCTGTTTTGAACTTCAACCGAAACTCCCTGAGTTGTACCGTCTCTTAAAGAGCTAAGGTTGTAACCAGTACCAGGGTATAAGCTGTAAGCTTTGAGACAGACACTGCTAATTGTAAAGCCATTTGTTTGGATAGAACTGGCGAGGTTGGGGTTACCGTCAGTCGCAGGCACAGTCGAAGCGTCCCCATTGGCATTTATCGGAAGGAATCTAAATCCAGAGTTAGCGACACCAACTCCACCGTATGGCCCTGTGCTAGACAGTTGCATAGCAGCGCCTGACCCTGCAAATTTGGAGGCGAGCATCAGAGTACTACCACTCACAGCAGCATACACAGGCTGATCATCAACGAGAGTCGGATCAAAAGAGTTGAAAAGAACATCCTTCCTTGTTTTAAAGGTTGTCGAGGAAGCCGGAACAGTTACTAAACCACTAGCTTTAAATGCCCCCGTACCATCACTGACGCTGTAGTAAATTGAGGAAGCGTGTGTGGGCGTCCAGTTACCCGAAAGCGCGAATGCAGGAGCAGCGCCCAATTCAATATTGGCACTGGCAGCTAATTTGTCAGTGCCCGCAGCGCGAACGAAGTACAATTGATTCGTAGCTTCAAGGATTTCCAAAGCGCCCTCTAAGCCTTGACCAGGGATAGCGGAGTTAGGCTTACCAAAGTTCTTAAGGAGGTTCGCTTGGCTAGTGATTAATGTGGGCTTGTCAGTGGGACCTCTATCAGCAAATCCCACAATACCCACTACACTGGAATTGACGTTAGGAGTGTAGATTGAAACATCATTCTCAAGAACTACAATGGAAGGACTAGTAGGTATTGCCATGATTAATTACTCTTTTTAATTTTCTTTTTAGGTGCCGGAACAGCGGGGGGAATCGGCTTCGAAGGCTCCTGCACATTGGTTACTTTCACCATTCGTCTCACGATAAGATTATCAAGAACTCTACCACCCCAAGAGTCAGGAACTTCCATGCTGGACTTAGATCCCAGGAATCTTTGAAGAGACCCTTCAGGGGTTTCAAAGACAACATAGATGCCCTGCATACTCGTATTTTTGACTATTTTCATATAAAAGCTCCACCTATATTTACTATTGCAGGCATTTAAAAAGAGTTAATTTTAACTCGTGATATCAGTGTTAAAGTTGAAATCAACGATTTGGCCTGTATTAGTTATCGCAAACTTAGGATTCTCGATATAAGTCTCCAAGCTCACGGTGATTGTTTTCTGTAATACCCTATCCTCAGTGTCTTGAACGGTTACCGCACCCACATCAGATTCACTTACCAAAAATAGTTTGCTTATTCTGGAGAATTGAGTTGTAAGCTGAACGTCTGGATTAAACTTAGAAAATATGGTGGATCGCAACATGTCTAAATCGGCTTTGTACTTACACCAGATGTTTATCTCATAGGATATGTTTATGGGTCTGGGGGCTAAACTTAAAATTCTCCTTGCTCTAAGCTTTTCCTTATCCCAATATTTGTCGCTTACAACGACTGGGTTGTATCTTCTTCTGGTATCATCATTGAGAGTTTCAGTTTCAACAACCGTAGTCATTGGCAGTATAAGTGTATTGTCTGCTTTGAGCTTACCAGCAATTCTCTCAGGGTTTCCATAGATACACTTTACTTGAATTTTCTTACCATTACCATCGATGTAATGTAAGTTACCAAACTCTGCTAGAATGGATCTGAGACTCTCTCGATACACGTTATCAATGACAGGACGAATCTTATCGTTAGTCATCTCTAATACTTGTTTTTTAAGACTCTTGGACATTAGTAAGGTCTACCTCCAGTATTGTCTGATCTATCGAAGTAATCTTCGTTGTGAATATCTTGAGTATCTCGGAGCACCTTAGCGTGAACTAATAAGTGATAAACGCCATAAGCTTCAAAGCTGTCTTCTTGAACTTCGTATACTTCAAACTTAATATCTTGAAACTCAGGCTCAAGAACGTCTCCAATCTCAATCGGTGACCCTAAGATATTTTCAACGTATGACTTGTTGAAGTTAAATACTTGATCATACTGAACCTCAACACCAAACTGAGAAAGGTTTTCTTCAATAGGTCTAGGGTCGAAGTGCCCCCAAACAACTACAGGCTCAGGTGAGATAGTTTTTTGACGAGACTCCATGTAAATATCGTCTACGTCATTGCTCTTAACATATTTGTAAACCTTGATCTTCGAACCAGACAACTTGATGTTCTCAGAATCTATCATGTTAAATAGATTCTTATCGTTCTTCTTTTTGAATAACGATAAACGAGCATCCCTTTCATCAGGAATGTTAGTCGGTGGTGTGTTTACCTTATATCGCATTAGAAGATATCAAATAATGGTGGAGCCTCTATCTCATTCATAAGCTCTTCCACCAATGCCTGCTTCTCCTGAGCAGCCTCTTGAGAAAGTATCGCTCCATTAAGAATGGTGCCTCCTCCAGGACCTGGGAGAGTCTGATACTTGCCTCTAATACCCCCTAAAACTTCCTTAGCTAATGCAAGTGTATACCTCTGTAACCAACTCTTGTAAGCGTGGTGTAAAGTATTTGGATCAAAAGCTCTGAATTCTAGGATGACATCTTCATCATTCTCTTCAGGAACAGGGAATAGCTGAAGGAACTTATTATTGATAAGTTGCCATGTAGACATTTGACCTAAAACATTCTTAACTTGCTTTAGGTATTGCTGCATAAGGAGATACTGGCTAACATTATAATTGTTAAATAAGCCAGTATTCGTAAAAAACATGATAGCAAAATCAAACTCAAGTGAGCCAGGGTTTGCGCCAAACTTGAAGAAGTCTCGTCGATACCAACAATCGTTTAAGTTATCTGCAATTTCCTGAGGAAGATCGTAGACATTAACGCCGCTCTCTGTTTTAAACACAGCATATTGCGTCATCCAATCAGGAGCATGATACTCTAGTTTGGAAATCGCCTCATCAATACAGATTTGGATCTGAAAGTCATCAAGCTCAACATCAACGATCGGATGCCCTAACTTAGCCAGGACATAATCTTTGATCGTCCTATTAAAAGTCTTAAACTCATTTACGTCTTTTGCGTCCTTGTTGTTTAAGTCTTTATCTTTGGGACTTTTATAGTCTTTGAGTTGATTGCCCCCATAAACTCCATAAGAGGAGCCATAAGATCTAACAACTGGTACTCCAATTTTATCAGGCATATCAATATTATTTACCCTAGAGATACAAAAAAGGCTCGGATTAAATCCGAGCCTTTTTCAAACACTATCTAACCGTTAAGGATTAGACGGTGTAGGCACTACCAAAGCTCTTACCATCGTAAGAAGCCTGACGGAAGATTTGCGGTGTCAGGAAGTCGTTGCCAAGACCCACAATTCTGATCACGCGGTAGAAGCGCGAAGCAGGTTGCACAGCGACCTTGCCGTAACGAGTCAGGATACCCTTTCTCGGCTGGAAGGTCTCAGGATCCACAACCGTGTCCAGAGGCTGGAGCGGGATGTACGGGCAGTAGAAGAAGCCAGCGTCCATCGGGCTGTTGCCCTTGTAGCCAACGATGATCTCGTCTTCTGGGAACATCGGATCAACGATCAGGTCGTACTTACCAGCGAACTTGCCAACGTATTGGATTTGATCGCCACCCATGTTGCTCGGGCCATCCTCGCGGGCGAGGCCACCCTCAAGCTTCGCAGCCGACTCAAGCATCGACGCGATGATCGGGGAGGTGATCAGAACGTTACCAGGACCACGCAGGGTCGTACGGTAGATGTCCGTGCTCGCAAAGTTGATCAGAGCCAGAACGTTCGAGAACGCTTCGCCCAGGTGACGCGGAGCGAGGCTTGTGGTAGTCGCACCCGGCGCAGCCGTGATGAAGTTCTTAACATCCATGACGTAGATGTTCGAGTGACGCTTCAGGATACCCGTGCCAGCAGTCTGATCGCCAACATTCTTCTGATCGTTCGCCAGAGTCGTGTCGAAATCGTACTCGTAAGCACCAGCGGTGAACGTGCCACCCGCTCTCGAACCCATGCGAGCATCGCCGCCGATGCCGGGGAAGTTATCCGCACCACCCTGGTAAAGCGACTCAAGGTAGAAACCACCCATATCGCTGAGAGTGCCGGGGCCGTAAGCGATCATACGAATGTCTTCGATGAGTTCGCGATCGATTTCGAGGTTCATTTCCTTCGACAGAAGATCCGTAAGCTCGGCTTCCATGTCCAGGTTGTGGTAAGCCTTCAGGTCTTGAGCGGCTTCCAGCGTCCAAAGGGCTCTCATCTTACGCTCACGCGCTTGCACGGTTTGCTTCTCGATGTGGAGGTTAACCTCAGGAATCTCAGTGTTCTTCAGTCTTTCAGCCGACGAAACCGAGTAACCCAGGATCGACGAAGCCTCAGGGAAGCCAGCGATCTGACCACCCATCGTGGTCGAGGGCGAACCGTTCTGAGCCGCAATGACGTTCGAGAGGTCGAAACCGGAAGCGCCGAGAGTGCCAGCATTCAGAGCCGAGGCATCACGAACCGCAGCCGAGTTCCAATCGAGCTTGGCCGCAGCGCCAGCAAGTTGGTTCGACGACACAGAACCGATCGTATCAGCAGTCAGACCCAGCGGGGTGATGTTGAACTTCGAGTACACGATGTTCTCCGTGCCACTTACTGCACGCGAGTTGCCCATGTAGAAGATTTGCGAAACCGGGCCGTCCATCGTTTGCGTGGCGCCGATCTTGTTGAAGATCAGTTCCGGGTACATACGACGGATCATCGGGAAAGCGAACTTCTGGAACGTGCCGATCTTACCAGTAGTGGTAGCCGTGTCACTGAGTTCTTCGTCCATACGCTGCTTTTGGAATTCCTTAGCTTGGTTTTCAAAAAGGCGAGCCGTCTGGTACGCGACGTGATCATCCGAGATACCTTCAAGGAGTGGATCCCAACGCTTCAATAACGAATCTCTATCTAATGCGGTCATAATTAACCTCTGTAACTATTGAGTTTTTCTAACACGCCTTGGTTGATCCACTCATTACTGTGGTTAGCGTGGTTTTCATTCAACTTTTCATCAGATTCCTTCACTTCGAAGTTCTCTTCACTGATGACGAGTGCCGTTTCCGAGAGTTTCCTCTCAGCGTTAGCCGATTCCTGCAAGCTCTCCATTTGACCTTGAATAGTTTGCAGTGCCTCTTCTAACTTTTGATTCTTATCGTTCGATACCTTAGCTTGACGCTTAAGGTTGACGTTCTCCTTAAGAAGTTTATCGACTTGGCGCAGGAGAGCTTCATTCTTTTCTTCTTGCTGCTCACCGAGAGTTGCGAGAGCGGTCATACCGTTCATCTCATCTTGGTTTGTGGTTTCAAGAGCAAACATCGATCGGACAGTTTCGAACATTTGAGCGTTGCGGAACGTCTCGTTTTCAAGCTCAAGCTCTTTAAGAGCCTGCTCTTTCAACTTTTCAATGTTTCCACGAATGAAAGATTGGACCTTCGTAGACAGGTCATTCACTTCTTCTTCGACTCGCTGCTCGACAAAGTCGGCACAAAGCTCAGACATCTTAGCCAGGACATTCTCATCCAGGCCCTCAGGAAGATGTGCAGCCATCGAGTCTAAAATTTTATTCTGTTGCGACATGATAAACCTCTATGTAGGTATTTAGGGTACTAGGGTAATTTTAATGATTATTTTTTCTTACCTTTCTTGCCACCAGGGGTTACTTTACCACTGCAAACAGCGGAAGCATACATGTTGGCATAAGCCGAAGGGTAAACATCAAACTTACGCTTCGCAGCCGCTTTACCTCTAGCGCAAAGAGTCTTTTCGATAAGCGCACCAAAGCGTTGAACCGACTCTTTCTTAGAACTTTTCTTCTTTTTAAATGTGGATACCATAGTTGGCTTTCCTCCTGGATTTCCCGCTGCCCTTTTACGTTTGACAGCAGATCTCCTTTGACTCTTACTCATGCTAGCCGCTTTTGCAGCAGGCACGCATTTTGGATAACCTTTGCGCTTCTCGCCTTTTTGACGACCGCAGGGTTTGAAACCGCCACCCTTTTTAGGAGCACCGATATCAACCCATCTTTGAGCGACCCACTTGCGTAGGTCTTCATTAACGCTCTTTGTTTTCTTCTTCATGCTATCTATAAATTTCCTATAAACAGCCGCCTCTGAGGTCTTGCCCATTTCTCTCGCTCGCTGCTCCATAGCAACTGCTGCTTGAATTTTGTGAGCGTGAGACCTAGATGAGTTACGAATTTTAGAGACAGATGATTTAGCAGTGGCAACATCTTTAAAGCCCAGACCATGAATGGTTCCTTTAGGATTCTCATCTGTGTATAAATCAGAGTGTTTTTTAGAACCAGCAGGTTGCCCAGGCTTTCTAGGAATTCTAGGGTTAGAT